AGTTTTTTGCTCGTGCCTTTTCGTGCGCATCGAAGAACGTCACCACGAGCGCATCAGCCACGGCCGCGCGGTCCAACAGCTGCGCCTTGGTGGCGTTCGTCATTTCAATCGGCTCACCGCTGGCGGTGGTGATGCCATCCCACCCAGCAAGGATCTCGTTTGCAATCTCCCTAGTGGGGATACCGTCGATCGCCTCGCCACGTCGAGCGGCTACCTGGATGGCCTGATACTGCAGCTGCACCTCCTCCATCCGTGTCTGGGTCAGGCGGTTGAAGATCGCTGTGAACTGATGGGTTCGGATCTTGCCGCCATCCAGCACCTCACGGATCGTGATCGGATGGGAGAAAGTGGGCGACTGCTCGAGTACAAAGGCCATGCGGATCAGGTAAACGCGAGGGTGAAGTCGTCGTTGCCGGAGGATGTTGGCATCAGACGGAACGGGAGCGTGACGTGGGTCACGCTGTCAGTCTCGACAAAGGTGGGCGAATCGAACGCAGCCTGTGCTGCAGTGAACGTGATGATGTTGCCCGCGGTGCCGCCATGCACCCAGCTGATGGTGCCTTCAGTCTGAGCGCTTGCGATGGCAACAAAGTCTTTGGTGGCAAAAGCTGGCAACTCGATCGTGATGCTGCCGGTGGTCTTGCGATCCGTCAACCGCACCTGTTTGGTGCAGCCGGCCTTCTGCTCGAAGACCATCTCAGCGCCGAGGCTCAGCGAGAACTCCGTCATGCAGGCTGAGAAGCCATGCACGCTCACGGTGGCGGTGTTGTCAGCATTGACGGCCACTGGTGAGGCTTGTGCGCTGTAGGTCTCGCTAGGGCGGGCCACAGCAGTAGGAGCCGACCAGATGCCCATGTGAGAGAAGGCAATCGTCGGGATGCTGCCAACGCTCAGCGCCAGCTCAGCCGTGCCACGGATGCCGCCGATCGCTTGCCGGCTGCCGTTGTCGATGTAGAAGTCCATCGCGTAGCTGCTGAAATCAGCAGACACCGGCGCATAGGTGACGCTGGTATCAGCCACGATGGTTTCGCCGAGGCCGGATGCCTTGAGCATCGGACCGAAGCGCGGCGCAGTCCCTGCAGTGCCGCTGCCGGCCATCTCAACAGTTGCGCTGATCGGCACCGAACGCTGGCCAACGATGCTGGCCCGGTTGCCGAAATAAGGCTGGATCGTCTCGCGCTCAATCAGCTCCAGGCTGAGCGGTTCAACTTCCAGCTCAGTGAACAGCAGCGCATCAGTAGCCGCTGGCGTTGGGTTGGTGTTATAGGTCGATTCGGCCTTCACCAAGGCCAGTCGGTTGCGCCACAGGGCCATGGTCAATCCTCAGAAATCGGGGCAGCTTCTGGCTCATTCTGGCAGGGATGCTCTTCGCCAGGCTGCACAGTGCGCTGGAGGCAGACCCATTCGCCATCTTTCAATTCGTAGGAGCCACCACCTGCTGGCCGCGGTGGAATCGCTGCTGCTGATGCTTTGCGAGCCATAGGGTGATGGTCTGATGGTTACAGGCTAGGGCTGCGTCAGATCAGTCTCGCTGGTCCTGAACTGCACCTCGTAGTTGTGAACCCACCAGATGCTGTCCATATCGGCCTGATCGATCTGCGGATCGTCATTGGTTGGCACGATGTCCACTGCTAGGCCGCCGATCGTGGTATCGGCCATTATCAGCGCGTGAGCGGAGCTGATAATCGGATCGGCCAACACGTCCGGCGTATTGCCTCGAGTGTGAACGACCACCTGCACATCCATGGTCCAGTGGAGCTTGCAGGTGCTGTGCCGCCGGCAGCGGCCAGGGCCGGGCGAGATGATCAGCGACGGCGCCTCTGCTCTGCTGAACGCCTCGGCCCTGCTGCGATACACGGCCACCACGCCAGCGGTGCTGGCCAACGTGGTGGCCAGGCTGCTCAGGATTTGCTCGCGGACGCTGGCCATGCTATTCACTCAGGTTTACGTCTTTCACCACACCGCCGAAGCGTGCCATCAGCTTGCCGGCGGTCTTGCGTAGCGATGTAGCGAGGCTCATGGAATCAGGCTACGGCGGCGCCAGCGAATAAGTCTTGTCAAGGTGATAGGTATTCATCAGCACCGTCAATTCGGTTACATTATCCTCACCAAGTTGCACTTGACTGAGCAGAAGCCAGATCGCGCCTTGCATGGCTTGTTCGTTGACGCGCCCGGCCATTGCATCCTGAATTGCAGAGACGAAGATTGCCAAGGCCCGCGCTAGCTCCGCCGTGGCCGGCATCTGGAGCACCGCTTGATAAATAGCGCTGCTCAGCAAAGCGGCGTAGAAACCTTTGTAATCAGGGCTTGGCGGGTCGCCTTCGCCGTGGTCGATAACAGCAACCACGTTGCCTGCGTTGTCGATGAGATATGTCTTGCTCATGACTACACCACCAAGAATGGAATCGGGCGGGTGAAGGAGTCCGTTCTGAAGTTGCCAACCAAGTTTGCAGGTAATGCTGTCAACCCCCCAGCGTTGGTGCGGCCTATCGTGGTCGCTGCGCCAGTAGAACTAAACTCAACGTGCCACGGATACCCTAATCCTGGGCTGTTGCTTGCAGGCCCCCAGAAGTTCGGCGTAGCTGCATTGCTGATTGCAAGAAAAGCAAGCCAATAGAAACCGGGTTGCAATGTCTGACTGAACCCTGCAGGGCCGTAATTGGAGTTGACAGCTCCAGTGAATGTCAGATCGCCGGAGGTATAAATCAGATCTTTTGGTCCATTGGTTGCCTTGTTGTGATCGTAAATGCCAAGCTGAACGGTGCTGGTCCCTGAAAAGTTGCTCCAGGTTCGCGTGACCAGCCCGGAGAACGTAGTCGCTTCTGGGATGTAGATACAGGCGAGGGTTGGCAGGCCGGCAACTGGCGTAGACGAAACTGCTCCATCTCTGTATGTTGGCGGCGCAATCAGATTGCCTGTTGTGTAGCCAGGATTGATAACGGTGCCGCCACCGCCAGCAGGAGCGGCCCATGTGCCATCAGCGCGTAGGAAGTTAGTGGTGCCACCGCCACTTGCGCCAACAAGACCCGCATCCGAGCTTGTGAATAGCGGCAGTGTTGCATCACCACCCGTAGAGCTGCTCAGCAGGCGGGAAGCGGCGCTGTAAGTCAAGTTCGTTGCAACATTGACTTGCGCTCCGGCTTCAATGCCAGCCAGCTTTGAGGCTTCTGCAGACGTGAATCCTTGATAGCCAGTCGCGTAGCTCAGCGCGATGGTGCCGCTGGTTGTGACCGGCGAACCACTGACACTGAAACCCGTGGGGGCAGTGAAGCCGACACTGCTAACAGTTCCGCCACCACCGCCGGGTGCTACAGCATTGATCCACTGGCCAGTGGCTGCGTCGTACTTGAGAACCTGCTGGTCAGCCGGCGAGCTAAGCGTGACATCGCTCAAGCCATCCAGTGACGTGACCAGCGTCGGCGTGCCGCTGAGGTCGCTGTAAGCGCCGGTGAATCCGACGCGCGACAATCCAGCGCCGATGCCAACCACGATCGTGCCAGTGCTGGCATGTACTCGAGCAACGCTGCCAACATGTTGCACCGTGCCAGACACGGGGATCGTATTAACCAGCGCACCACCCGCGCCGACGTAGAGCTCATCGCCCAGGGTGTAACTGCCGGTGTTCGTCGGCCGCAGCTCGCCCAGGATGATCGCATCACCTTCCCCGTTGTTCGCCAGCGTGGTGGTGAGCAAGCCGATAGCCGGCATCTTTGCCGGGTCGGTCGGGTCACAGGCCGCCACCTCGATTCGGTCGGTGTCGCCTACGGATCCGGTCGCATAGACCGCCGTGTTGGCCGCCAGGCTGCCGCCGCTGGTGTTCTTGACGTGAACGTAAACGTCACCCGCCAGGCTGCCGTGGATGTGCGGCGCTGTCAGTAGGCCGGTAAGGGTAAGGTCGGCAAACGTCGGGCTTGCTCCGTTGTGCGGGTCTGCCTCGTTGTCGTGAACCGCAATCGCCGCAGTGATCGCTGCGCCGGCCAGATTGGCGATGTCCTGCGTCGTGGCGTCCTTCGTGGTGCCGGCCTGATCCATCGGCACGCGCTCGTTACCGGTGAGCGGTGTTGTTGCGTCAGGCAGGCCCGTGATTGTGGTGGTGCTCATAGCGTCCTCAGCTGTGTGCCTGACAGGGTCGTGATGGTCAAGCCCGCCAGCGTTGTCAGCAGCGTGACCGCTGTAATCAGAGTCAGCGCGATCTGGCAGAATTTGCCATCGTCAAGTAGCAACGTCTCGCGCACCTGATAGCTCTGGCCGTCCACAGTGATGCTATCTCCGTAGAGGAGACTGCCGAAGTCAGACGCTTTGGCAGTGAGCATGTACTCAGTGGAGATCACCATGCCGCCGGCGACCGTCTCGCCCGGCATGTCGAGGATGCCCAATGCAGAAACGGCGCCAGCCGTGCAGCTGACGCCGAAGTCTTCC